TTGCTTACGCCTACAATTCCGCCAATACACGCGCAGTATTGACGGAACTACCAATACTACTTTTTCTTAGCAGTTTTAGCTGCTTGCTTAAATTGTTTAGCAGTGGGTGCACCAGCAGTGCCAGGCTTCCTCATCTTTTCTCCACTGCCTTCTTCAATACGTTTCCGCTTGGCGTGGATGTTTGCGTAGAGACCAGGCTTAGCCATCATTTCTTTGGTTTCTTGTTTTCAACTTTCTTGCCAGTTTTGGCAGCTTCCTTTTTGGCAGCCGCCATGCCAGCAGCGGTGTAAGAGTAATTTTTAGATCCTACTTTAGGCATTACCAAATTCCAGGAATGATTTGACCAGTCAGTGCGTAAGCACCCACAGCAGCCACGAAGCCAAGCATAGCCAAGCGGCCATTAATAAGTTCGGCCCGTTCATTGTGAGATTGAAGATAGTTAGGATCCATATATATGGGTGGCTCTTTGGCCCAAAGGTTTTCAGAAGTCAACGTCAGATCGTGAGAGTTTATCGATGATGTCTTGGCGGTAAGCCGGATCCCGTTCGTACCGGGGATCACTCATTGCTCGCACAACCTCTGCTTGACTGCGGAACACATCCATAGACCGAGCAGGTTTGCCTTGCAGCGTTTCACCTTCAAAGCCCACAGCGTCAGTGTACCGATAGTAAAGTGCTTGAAGTGCCAAGTTAATAGCAGCCATGTTGCCTGACTCCACAACAGAGTCAAAGGCTTCTACTTCCTCAGGCGAGAAGTTTTCTGCAGCCCAGCTAGTGAGCTGTTGATAAGCACCTTCACCGCCTACAGAGTTCTTGATCTGGTTGATGTCAGCTGTAGACAGCTCAACAGACTGTTGCTGCTGAGGACCACCGTTTTGTTCTTGGTAGCGGAAGTAGGCATCAACAAGTTCACGCGAAGACATCTGAGAGAACTTCTCAAGAGTTTCCTCACTGAGTTGTCCGTTGCTTGAGAACTCTTGATCAACCTCTGCAAGGAAGTCAATCACATAGTCCTCAGACTCTTCATCTGTTTCTTCGTACTCTTCCTGTTCCCCTTCTTCTGCTTCACCCTCTTCTTCGTTGTCGCCTTGACCAAGCTTCTTTTGAAGTTCAAGGTAGGCTTGCTCAAGAGCAGCAGCGTCTTTATATTTACCAGCGAGCAGACCTTCCTGCTCAGCCATCATTGCCTCACCAATGGCAAGAGATTCCGCTTGATCGGCATCGATGCTTGACATCACCTCAGCCGGTGGAGTTGGATCAAAGGTTAGTGTTTCAGCCATAAAAGGTTATTGAGTGGGTTGTGCTGCACCCATGCCAGTCAGACCGCCAACAACGTTGCCAAGCATTTCCTCAGCGTTGGGGTTCTTCGATGGGTCAGCAATGGGAGCCTGCAGCATCTGCCCAGCTTGCTTCGTCAGCATCATCTGGGATTGTTGTTGCATTGCATTTGCTTGCTCCTGCTGTTGTTGCTCCATTGTCTTCACAAGGTTGAGTACATCAATACCTTGAGATGCAGCAAGACGTTTGATAGCTTCCTCAGGGTTGAGGTAGCGCATCAGGTTGTCAGGTCCAAGGGTCTGGGCAATGGTGCTGATAAAGGTGGTGAGAGACTCACGATCTTGACCACGACCAAGAGCGTTGATGCCAGCCACAATGGTTGGCCTGACGATCTCCTTAGGAATCCTTGGCAGCTCACCAGAGCGTTGCAGGACAAGGAGCTTACGATTCAGATATGGAATCAGGAACTCAACAGTCAGCAGGGAGAACAAGCCTCCAAGCTGTTGCTCAAGTTCAAGTTGAGTCAGACGAACTTCTTCAGCAGTAGTCCGCTCCGACTGACGAACAGTGAGGACAAGGAACGCTTCGGAGATCCGTCGTTCCAGCGTTGCCATCATGTTGGCAGCTGTACTGAAGTCAGCGGTCTTGCCAACCTGTACGACACCAATATCTTCAGGCCGTCCTTGAATAATCGCACCGTTGCCTGCCTGGGCCAGCGTCTGGGCTTTGGTCGTGCTTGAGGGTGATACCACGAAGACGACCTTAGCGGCTGCTGCAGAGCCTTCTGTGAGGGCCTGAGCCAGTGCATCTAGGGACCGTAGATCACCAAGGAACTCTTCAACTCGACCCCTGCCGTAGTTCTCACCGTCGACAGAGTTGAAGCGAAGGACCAGCCAAGGGCTTGCTTCCTTTGGTGCTTTGGATTCAGACCCAGGAACCTTCTTGTCAAAGACTTCCTGGTGCCAAATCCAACGGTTGTTGTCGAGACGAACGTGGGTGTAGACCTCAGCGTCATCTCCGTTGTATGAGCCACCGCTATCAATACCAGTATTGGGTTGACGGCCCACAGCCTCAACCATTTCCTTAGATAGCAGCTTTTTGTTGATCAGTTCTTTGGTAACGATCTCAATGATGTTACCGTTGCCATCTCTTTCAACGACATAGCGGTTGAGCGGGTAATGCTTCAACCCATCCTTACCCATAAAGACAAGAGCGTTCCCCCCGACAACAAGGTGCTTAAGGGCTTGGTGAACAGTGACTCGATCACTGGATGCAGCAATCGAATCCATCACCATACGTTCCATTTTGGCAAAGCTCAGATCAAGTTCAGATCGGACTTGTGCAGGCAGGTCAGTGCCCAGCTTGTCGTCACGAACTTGAAGCTTGAAGAACGTAGTTTGAGGTGGCAGGAGAGACAGCATGAGTTTGGCTGCCAATGTGACTACCGCCTTTGCACCTACGCTTTGCCAAGGTTGCTTAAGGATTTGATGGGTGATCCGTGTCTCGTCACGTTGGATGAGATACGGAAGCGTTAGTTCCGAACAACGCACTGCAGTTTCAAGAAACTGAGAACGGTAGGTAGAGAGTTGATCGTACCGACTACGTGCGTGCATTTATTCAACCCATATTGGGACCAGAACCACTACCGCTGTTCCCGGTATTCAGGGGAATCCGGAGAGAGGCGATGCCCCTGCTTGCGTCAATGGTTGTAGATTTACGAGTCTTTTTACGACGCACCCCTTGGTTGTCTGACAGTTGTGCACCAGTGTCAACCGGAGGCGGTGTGTACTTAGGCTTCATAGCCTCCAGCGTGGCAGCATTGCGCTGCTCTTGTTGACGCATTGCTTCTTCGTAAGCAGCAGCTTGACGTGCTGCAGCTCGCTTAGCTTCTTCTTGAGCGTGATGAGCGTTGTTACCACCACACATGTTCTTACTCCTCTTCAGTAATACGAGATTTAATGAGTTCAACCACACTGCGCTGACCAGCTCGATACATGATCTGGTTCAGCGGTAGATCAGGTTGTGGGTTAAAAGGTGGAAATTGATCTTCTAATTCTTCTAGAAGTTTCTCTACAGTCAGCCCAAGGTTAAGCGTACTGCGGGAGGTTTGGATTTGCATGTTCAAAGAACGCTGGCATCCGTGCTCGCTTGGTCTCGGAAAGCTCAGGAGCTTTTCCCTCGTACATCAGGCGATCACTGGCATCCAGCCAAAATTTTTTATTCAGATATTTGTTTGACTCCACCCCAGAAAGGGGTTGCATCACCCAATTGATAGTTGCTTTACGGAGCTTGTCAAGAGAAGGACTCCAATCAAGATTGAGCTCCCTACACACAAGACTATTTGTAGCCACGTGTACTTGTTCATCACGACTAATATCTGCGCTTACAGTCCTCAATCCAGCGTCACCGTTGAAACGGAAAAAGGGAAGTAGGACGAAGAAAATTGCACGCTCGGCAACCATTGCTTTGAGGACCGTGTGATCTGGATGTTCAATCCATGCATCCCGAAGTCGGATGGCTTCGGATTCAGCCTTCTCATCCACGCCCAAAGCGTTGGCGATGTAACCGAGCGCAAGGTCATGCTTTTCCTCGTCTTTGATGTTGGATCGTAGGAGGTCCACTGACGCTGCAGGTACTTCATTTTTCAGTGCTTCATCAATAAAGTCACCCACAGGCAGCTCCATATGACGGATCGCCAATGCACGGTAGATGGTTTCTTCAGCACCCTCTACGAGCTTGCCTGCAGTTGTTTGGACAGGGGTCCAAGTTCTTTTACGGTTGAGTAGTTTTTGATAGGGGTTCATTCGCCGCAATTACAATCAGGAGCAGGATCATCATCTCTGTCATAGAGAATCGACTCCAGGTAATCGTCCACTTCTGACTCCTCCAATGCCGCATAGGCGCTGGTCTTATCTTGGGTATCACTCATGACCTGAAGCGAGTAATAAAGGGAGGTCTGCGGAGATTGCAGCCACTCTTCAATAAACGCTTCGTCATAGGTGATCACATCAGACCAACTATTGAAGCTGTAACCGTGAAGAAGTCCCGTAGCCTCATGCATCCTCATGATGCCATCAGCGACTTTCTTGTAAGCCTCCCAGCCAACTTCTGACGCGATCTCAACAGGACCGTAGTCAAAGCTCTGGACGCCAAATGTACCGCTATCACGGTCCACATGGCGGGCAATAGGAGGTGCAATTTCAGGGCAGGTGGTGTACCCATCAAGGTCCGTATAGCGGTAGCTACAGGACGCTGTAGGAGCAATAGCAAAGGCTCGCTCCATGTTGTTCACCTTGGCCACTTGAGCAGCAGCTTGGATAGCGGCGTACAGCTCGTGAGCAAGGATTGATGCTGGGGTTTGAGGGTGTGCTTGCTTGGTGTTGATTGCTTCCAAGGCTTCCCCAAACTCCTTGTACGTCACACCGGAGCGACGGAGCAGGTTAGCCAGTCCGAGCACTCCCAGACCGACCTGGCGATCCGTCTCCGGAGGGAGGTACTCTCCGCTAGATCCAACGCCTGTTTGTCCGTGAAGGGCGCACAGCTGGGACATTCCAGTGACAAATGCACTTTGAATGTCATTGAGTTCACACTGGCCGAGGTTGACATGTTGCAGTAGACAGGTTCCCCGTGAGGGCAGGTACACCTCCAGGCAAACGTTTCCCCGGATTCGATTTCCATTTCGATCAACCTTTGTTTTGTTCAGCCAGATGTCGCCTTGGCGGATGCCTTGAAGGACTGCCTCTTTAACTTTCGATGTCGCCACATTCCACCAATGTGGATTAATGTTGACGCAACGCTTAACCCAAGGAAGCTCAGAGCGACTAGCGGTAACAAAATCCAGGATGTCAGGATGATTAAGATCCAGGTGACACACCACAGCACCGTTCTTATAAACACCACCACGTCGCAAGATTTCATTCAGTGTGGAGTAGATTTTGGCAAAGGAGACAGGGCCTGAAGCCACAAGACCTTTGCCATTTTCATCACCTTTCGGTCGGAGTTTGGATAGATGGACAGCCACGCCAGCTCCGTAGCGGAGAGCGTGGGAAACAAAACGCCAGGATGCTTCGATTCCATTTTCACCTTCCATAGTGTCTTCCACCACAAAGACAGTGCAGGAGACAGGTAGGCGGCTGGTGGGATCGTCAATCCAAGACTGCACTCGCCCAGTACGGGCGATAAGTTCTTTGGTAGCGGTAGACATTATTAAACGAGATCAGTAAGTACAGGTGGTTGGTAGTTAGGCCCTTTCAATACCTTGCCGTCTTCACGGCGTATGGGCTGACCATCTTCTCCAAGCTTGGTCATATTGCTTTTGTGTACACGATCAAGTGCTTCATCCAAATCCCAGCCAAGGTTGGCAGCGTATTGGAAGCAGACGTACACAAGGTCTGCCAGTTCTTTGAGGCACTCTTCAGAGTTACGCTTGAAATCGATGATTAGCTGTTGCTCGGCTTCCAGAAATTCTTTGAACTCCTCAACGATCAAAGTCTTCTGCCCAGTCCGTGAAGCTGGATTCGTACTGTCTTTGACCTGGAAACTTTTCCGGAACTCCTTCGCTTGGT